TTGTGCTTTTTTATGATATGCTTGTGCTTTTCTAACTTGTGCTTGTCCACGTTTTTGCCAATCAACTTGTTTCTTTCTTTTATTAACTGTACGACGTACATCAAATACAATTCTAAATCTTGGTAGGATTTCAATTCTAAACCATCCTAATCTAAAGTTCCATCTCATTTTATTCTCCTATTGCCATTCTGCTGATGCCATGATTTCAGTTAAACATGCAACTACATTGATTTCATGATCAGCAACGAATGCATTTTTATATTGATAGTCTGCGATAATAAGTACTACTTGTGGTATAGATTGTGGTTGTAAATGATCAGCCATCGAATCATATATCTTACGAAATATTACTTGTGGTTCTGTGTCGATATTATCAACAACCCATTTACGCATAGACTTAAAGTTTTTAGATTTAAGGTATTCCATTAGATTAGTTACATTCTGATCAGAAAGATTAACTAGAATACCTGAATCAATTGTACCTGAAACAGAATAACGTTGACATTCATTTAGAATACGACGAAAGTCTGGGAAATATCGATTAACAAGTTCAACAATTACTTTTTTGTCATAAGTAACATTTTCTTTATCGAGTATATCACATGTACGATTGAATATTTTACCTGCGATTGCTGGTTTTTCACCATTTGGTATAGCGAAATCATATACACTACATCTTGAGTGAAGAGGCTCGATGATACGATTCTTGAAGTTACATGTAAGAATGAAACGACAATTATTAGAGAACTCTTCAATAAATCCACGAAGTGCAGGTTGTGTGGATTGTGGATTGAGATAGTCAGCCTCGTCGAGGATAACTACTTTATAAGAACCGTGCAGAGACACGGTAGAAGCGAATTGCTTAATTTTACCACGTAATGTATCGATGTTACCTTCTTCTGATCCGTTGATAATAATATAGTCGAGATCAAGTTCATTACACAATGCTTTAGCTACTGTGGTTTTACCGACACCTGCCGTACCGCTAAACATCATGTTAGGTAATTCACCTGTTGATACAATGTCAGTAAAAGTCTTTGTTAGACCATTAGGCAAGACACATTCTTGTATTGTTTTTGGTCGATACTTTTCGACCCAAAGAAATTCAGACATTCAAAACTCCATAATATAAAGGTATATTATACCATAAAACAGTTGAAAAGTAAATGGTTTCCCAGAGAGGACTCGAACCTCTAACCTACAGCTTAGAAGGCTGTTGCTCTATCCGCTTGAGCTACTGGGAAATATCTAATCGAAGTTCTTTCCAACTGTTCTTTCAAGTTCTTTTAAAGAAATCATATCTTGTTTCTTTTCCATAACAGTACGTTTAGGATTTAGATTTAATTTCTTCTCAAACCAGAAATTGATACTATCAAACGTATCAATTAACCATCTAAATATTTTTCTTTTCTTAATCAAAATAATTCCCTTTCAGTTAAGATCTTAAAAAACATTTTATGCTTCTTAGCATATTCATCGGCTGCACGCCATTTAGCTTTGTTAACCTTATACACTCTTTGATAATGTGGTTTTATCTCTACAATAAATGATCCTTTCTTTGTTGTAACAACAAAGTCAGGATAGTAGTTATGCCATCGATTATCTTTTGGTGAAACATAAGGTATGTGCAATTCTTCAGAAGACCACTCGAGTATTTTTGGGCTCTTATCACAATATAGCATAACTCGTCTCTCCCACATGGATCGATAAGTTATGCGTTTGATATCGCCTTTATACTTGTATGCGTTACGTGGTTTAAATCTTCCTCGAATTGCTACGTTCTTCACAGCACCGTAGGTTGCGATTCTGCCTTAGCGTTCATTGTTTCATATAAATCTTCGATCTCTTGATGTTCAGTTTGAACTTGATGGAAGTTCTGTTTATGATACATTGAAGCAACCTTATTAATATATTTCTTTTCAATACCAAGCTCTGCAGATAGATGAGCAACAGCATCACGTTGATAATCTTTCTCGGCTTCTACTCTTGTCATTGAATTAGATAGTTCTTGACATCCATTCAATAGTTTCTTACGATCGTCCGGATTATTCAGCATCATCGTCACCAGTTGGTTCAGCTTCTTCTGCAGGAACATTTGCTCTGAGAAAGGTCTCAAGTTTGTTTCTGATTGTACCGACATTTGCTAATTCACCTCCACGAAATCCGCCACGTTCTGTGACTACATCAATCATTTTTAACATAAACGCTAAGTCATTAATGTTTAGACCTGGCGCAGCTGGAGCTTCTACTGCAGCCTCTTCTTGTTTAACTTCTTCAGTCATTATTATCCTCCGAATGTTGAAGTTTTTTCTAATGCTACCCAATATTCAACTGGAACTGTAGCATTCTTAAAATGCGAAATAAGTTTAGATGTGATTTGAACATTGTAATCACCTGGTACAAACTTAAAGTTCGCAATATTAAATACAAATTTAAATGCTTCAGCAGATCTTGTACACTCATCTAATTCAATATCGAATGAGTTTGCTGTAGCATCTCTCACATCTGTGACTTGAAGCTTAATCTTATTTGATCCAGCTTCACCAATCACAATTACATCTGTAACACCTAGAGTTGACGATGCACGTTTAATTGCATTCATATCATCATTTGTCAACTTAAATGTTACCTCGGAGGAAGGCATGCTGATGTCTTTTGATGGAGAGGTTAAGATTGATGGGTCTGAGAAAAAGTATTTGACGGAACGTTTGTCCTGCTTGACGATAGCAGAATTGTTGTCATCAGATACTTTAAGCTCAGGACTATCAAACATGCCTAGAACTCCGAGGAACTCGTTTAAATCGTAAATACCAAAGTTAGTATCAAACGATTCTTTGATCGTAGCAGTTGCTAAAATGTTTTTAGCTTCTGAGATAGTTTTAACTGTAGAACCTGGATTGACTACCAAGTTCGAATTGATTGTCGCAAAATTCTTCAACACTGCGACTGTGTCATTAGATAAATTCATAATATATCACCTTCCATATCATATTGCATTATTATTTATACTCGTTCATTGCCTTGTTTAGAGCTTCATCGATAGCTTCTTCGCGAGATTTCATAGTATTAATTGCATCTTCTTCGCGGCTATTTAGATTGTTTACACTCTCATCTACTTTAGTGTACAGATCAAGAAAAGCTTCTTTTGTATCTTCATCGAAACGATTAACACATAGCTGAATAGCTTTCATCTTATCATCAAAGATAGCGAATGACTGTACAATGTGAGTAAGACGACGAGTTGAAATAATATCATCTACACCACCATCGATAAATGTCTTACGAATAGTGTCGGCCCATTGAGTTAGCTTCTCGGCAAATGTCTTATCTACTTTACCAAACTTATTCATGTGCTTATCTAAAATCTTATTCTCAATAGAAATAGTTGGATAAGGTTGCTCAATAGTAATTGTGAAACGCTCAAGGAATGCTTCATCAATAATAGTAGCAGCAACAAAACGACCATCTTCTGATCCTTTACCTTTGGTATTTGCAGTAGCAATAATATTAAAACCAGCTTTAGGTTTAATAACTTCACCTGTTTTCTTAATAAGAACTGGTTTACCTTCGAGAATACCTTGAAGACACATAATCTTATTTGAACCACGATCAAGCTCGTCAATCAATAAGATTGCACCAGCTTCCATAGCTTTAATAACAGGACCTTTTGAAAATACTGTTTCACCATTTACAAGACGGAAACCACCGATTAAATCATCTTCGTCAGTTTCAGGTGTAATTTGAACACGAACATACTCACGACCTAAACGAGCACATGATTGTTCGACCATAAATGTTTTACCGTTACCTGATAAACCAGTAACATAAGTTGGATAGAAAATGCCTGAACGAATAATCGATTCTACATCTTTAGAATTACCCCAAGGGACATAACAAGAATCGGCATCAGGTACAAACACTTCATCATTGACAATTGATTGGACAGATGCTGTCACATTTTTATCCTCACTTTTATTTGTAGCTTCGCGAAATGGAACTACAACAGATTGTAAATTATATACCCCGCGACGAACTTTAGGTTGAGAGGTAACAAAACGATATGCGTCATTTCGTTTGATACCTAATTGCTCAGCCAATGCAATAACTGTCTTAGGATAGAATTCAGTTTGATCTGGGAATCGTTTAGCTAGATTCTCAGCGATAGTGTTCTCAATAAAATTCATAATATATCTCCATCTTTTTAACTTAACCAGGTTATATTATACCATAGTTTCCCATCAATGTAAACCTTTTTTTCACTTTTTTTACGCTGGTTTTCTAATAGATTTCGTAATCATATATTGTTTACGCACTGCCCTCTTCTTAGCAAGTCTACGTTTCTCAGAAGGTTTCGTATAGAACATACGATCTTTACACTCTTGGCGAATATTAGATTTCTTAGTTTTACGTTTGAAAATCTTCATCGCTTGTTCGAAGTTGCCTTCTTTTACATAAACTGTATTATTAATTCTCGAAAACTTTGGATTAGTTTTTCTTATACCTTGATTTGCCATAAACCTCCTACGGTTATTATTAATTAAGCCACCATCTCAGCGAACTGAGTGGCGAACACTTTGTTGCCCTTCTTCGAAGCGGCATGTTTCTTAAATGCTCGAGTGATTTCACCTTTCTTAGCATTCTCTCTTACTTCAAACTCATCTGAATCTGTATCTAAACTCTTCTTAGATGCTTTAATTACAAAGTATCTATCACAACCAAGTTTGTCATCGAATGAGATGAATTTATTCTTATTAAATACTTTACGATATTCATTTAAATTTGTTTCTTCGTTTCTATCTTCCATATTGCTATACAAAGCATTTCTAAACTCATATTGTTGTGCAGCAAGATGATAACCAATAATTACATATTTCTTACGTAAGTGATTGAATATATGTTGTTGGCTCTTATAACCATTTACATCTAACATAGTACCATCTTTCGTAACAACTTTAATTGGACCATATAAACGACGATCTGCATCATAATCTTCGGTATTTGCTTTGAAAGATTGAGCATCACCATCAGTTAGAAATACAACATTAACTCTTTGTACACCGTGTTTTGTTTGAAAGTCTTCAACAATATATTCAGCAGCAAGAGCAGTTTCGTTAAGTGGTGTTCCACCTAATTGCTCAAGATCAGATCCATAAGGACGAGCTAACTGATAACCTTTAATATAATAATCTGAAGCCATATTGAACATATCTCTATAAGCTCTATTATATGTGTGCTTATTGAAAGAAGATGACAATAAATGTAACATTTTTACATTACGACAATCAACACGACCAGTCTCAGGATATTCATCATTGATATGAATTAAAGTGCTTTCGGTTTTATCATCATTAAGAAGACGAGTACGACCAGTTGTAAATGAATAAACATCAAATGGAATATTCACCTTCTTACAGAACTCAGCAAGGATAAGTGTTTGCTTGATAACATCACCAAGAACATTATCCATCGAACCTGAATAATCAACAAACATAACCATACCGTGTGATTTAGCTTGAGCTAATTGAGTAACACGTTTAAAAATATCATCTGTGTATTTGTAACTATATAGTTTGTTTACATCAAGCGAACCAGAACGAGCAGTTTGTGAACGAGAATATTCATAAGCAGCTTTACGCATTTCAAATTCTTTAGCCATCATATTCACAAACTTTTTAGTCTCAGCACTAAAAGCAGCAAATTGCTCATCAGCTTCATCGAATCTCATTTGAAGTGAACGCTCAGATGACCATTCTCTTGCTTCTTTCATTTTAATATCACGAGATGCAAATATCTCATCAATTGAGAAAGTCATAGCTTCAACTTGTTTACGAGTTGGACCATAAATTACAGTAGGAGCATTTGCACCATTTTCGATTAAATCTTTTTCATGATGACGAAATGCTTCATCAGTATATACACGATCTGTATTACCGCTATGAGGTGCAGAGTAATCACTTTGAGTGCCATCGCTACCACCGTAATTTTCAGATTGTTGCTGTTGAGTATTCTCTACTTCTTCGCCGCCATTTGAGCCACCAGATCCACTCTCTTGATCAGCACTCTCGCTTCGCATTGATGACATATCTGCTTGATCGCCGGAATCTTGTTCATCACC